GTCGGTCACCTCGGCGATCAATCCTTTAACGACGACATCCGTGCTCTGACGCCAGTAATTCTCAATCGCGACCAGCAACGGATCGGAACCATTACTGATAGATTGTTCACCTACGCTATACGTTTTTTTCTTCGCGCTATCGGTTATACATCGCAGCTGGCTGGTCTGGACGGCTCCAACCTCTGCTGCAATTACCTGCATCGTCAACGTAGCCACTTTGTTCCCGTCTGCATCAGCGCTGGATGCATAGAACATGGAGAGCGTCAGATCCGTGCGTTTATACATCATTGCTTACCTCCCCTACGATGGCGGGAACGACGACCGCCGGGAAACGGAGATTGTTGATCCTGTACCAGCTCACCCACTAAAGGTTCCTGAGCCGACTCAGCAGCCGGTGCCGGTGCAATATCATGCGCAATCGTCAGTTTCAGCAGTGGGCGGCCGCCCTGGACATGCTCAAAATGGATGCCATGCACGGCTTCATTCATTCGTGACTGACCATCAGTCTCCAGAACGGTCAAAACTCCATCAACGTATTCAATTTTGAAACTTTTCATCGGGTTCTCTCTGTTGCTGTTTTCTTGCTGTGGCAGGTCCAGCACAATGACTCCAGATTAAAGTCATCATCGGTACCGCCATGAGCTTTAGGAATGATGTGGTCGACACTTGAGGCTTTCGTGGCAATACCGTCTCGCCTGCAGTTCTGACAAAGGTATTTATCCCTCTTCATGATACGGGCCCGTTTAATTTCCCACGGACGACCATAACCACGTTCATGCCGAGTTTTTCCGGGCTGATAGTTACGCCAGCCATCACCGGCGTGTTGCTGCCGATGGATCTCACAGAACCCACTGACATCATTAGTTACTGCCGTGCATCCTTTGTGCCGGCAAGGTCGTTTAGCGCGTGGAGGCATAACTTTTTCCGAAGTTAGTGATAACGCAGTCGTTAACACCGTTTTGTGTTACAGGGATGATGCCAGGGTGAACTTGGGTGAACTTGATGCCATATTCACCCCAATAAAAAGCCCCGCATAAGCGGGGCTGTAGATTCAGAAATATGGTTTTGGCTACTGGTAGGTATCTGCGAAATGCCCTTCGATCTGAGATCTGACATCAACAGTTTCGTCTAACTTTAAGGAATCATAGCCCTTAATATGGAAATGAGGCTCATATGCATAAATCGTAATAAATGCATATGACCCTTCATCTCCCCTGAAAATCTCATATTTGACGCGAGAAAGACCGGCACCAACTAACATGTATGTATCCAGAAGCTTCTGGGTATTCATCATCCATTCCTTTTCCTTTAAAAATCCTTATCAGCATACATGAATTCGATGGATGACGACAGCAATGAATTCTTGCAGACTTCGAAAAAAACCTCAATATCAGTAAATTAATACCCATACAGCCCCCCAAATATGCTAAAAAATAAAGCAGAAAGCAGCCAGGCAAGTGCAGTCTTCTTCATTAAGACTCCGTAAAATGCTATAGACATTGCTAGACATAGCGTTATAAAAACTGGCCACATAGTCAATAAAAAAAGCAAATAACCAAAAAACCCACTATTAATAGTTATATTCACCGCTAACTTAACCCTGACGTTCTAAATATGAGCTGTATCGTATGACACCATGCAATCTGTTCTTTCTGGCGAACTATAGCATTATCAAAGCCACTTAGGGAATGCTTGATGCCTTAGCCGCTGAGCTCCGTTAACTGATTTACACCCGCTACGCTTGTTATATCCGGAGTGTTGTCTAAACTATCTAATGACTTTGCTCTGCCACGACAAAGTCCGTCGTTCTACCTGTGAGCTCAGGGATGAGCCACTTCCTGTAATATCTGGCCTTCCATTTTTTCTCAAAACCAGTAGAAAAACATCCCGCAATCTGACTATACTCCTACATTGGCTGCCCCTGCAGCACCCCGTCAATTTGTCGGATTTACTCCACGGGGTTTTTTATAACCTGAAACTGTTGGACAAAAGGCTCCAAGAACTAAGCCCACCAGCAGCACATTTCCAGGATATCCAGAAACAGGATACCTAAGAGTTGTTATGTCCTTTGAACATATAAGGCGCGTATGATGATTAGTTATATTCAAACCTGAGCTCATCAAGCCTTAATGGTTTTCTTATAAAATTATTTTTGCATTCGATAATGAGTATCTGCCCATCGCACAATGCGCAAAGCATTGGGGAGGATTTATCGGAATCACCATTTCCACCGGTGTGATTATTAACCACCCAAAGAGTGTAATCAATCGTGTTATCTCTGACAAGATTGATATTCCCAGCATTCTGCTCACCTCGCAAAATATACTTACCCTGCTTATCTTTTATACCATGAGAGAGAGCCCCACTCCTTTATTAAAATAATAGATAAAAATCTTAAGCCCACCATCTGATACAAGTACTTCCAATGACAGTTTGTCACCTGAAGCTGGATCAAACATTCTTGCATAACATTTTTTAATCACAACCCACCCACTCATTTTTGGGTAGGATATAAACAAGGCAGGGACTGAACTCAACAAGAAAATAACCTATCGGGCTATAGCTTTATAATAAGCCTGCCAGCGGTACTTATCCAATCTCAGTTGCCGCAAGCACTGAGTGCTTTCAATATCAGCCTGCAGATCTTCGTCGCTGTCCTTCGCGGCGTCACTTGCTTTGCACGGCGGGCTCATCAAATCCGGGGATGGCGTTGGCAGCATCGATGGCGCGCTGACGCAGCTGCACAGCATCATCATCAAACCTGCATACAATACGATTCGGAGACTGAACATATTTCACCACGTCACGGGTTATTGTTTTGTAGATGACCTTACCCGCTTCGTTAGCAGTAGCGGCCTTTTCCTCTACAGGCTTAATGGTACTCTCGGCCTTCTCTCTCTTCTTTGAAGCCTGAGCATTGATGTGATCAGCGTGAGAACTCCAACCTGAGCGCCACGAAATCACGTTGGAGGCCAGCAGGATTGTTATAGCGATGATAACGGCGGTTAAGCGACTCATCTTTGCTCCCATAAACACACTTCGCGCTCAATCTCCCTCCGGGTAACAAGTCCCTTCCACTGCTTACCTTTGGCATAAGTCCAGCGACGTAGCTGATCACATGCCCCTTTCTGGTCACCCTGGTTGATTCTGCGCAGTAGCGTTGAGGTCCGAAAGTTACCAGCGCCGACGTTATAGGCGAACGAGTACAGAGCCCCACGCATCGTTTCGGGGATCGGCTTCTGGATGTATGGGTCAATCTGGCGGGCAACGGTGTTCAGGTCTTTACTAAGCAGCGCGCGGCATTCAGCCTCGGTGTACCTCTTACCGAGCATTATGTCTTTGCCAGTGTGGCCATAGCAGACAGTCCAGACACCAACCACATCCTGATAGGGATCGTATCGCACACCCTCAAGGCCATCGTTACCGGTCGGGCCGGTGATGAGCGCTGAAGCAATGGCTATGGCTCCCCCGCCGACGGCAGCGATAACGCTATTCCTCAGCCTTGTTGACATAGCCATTGAGCCGGTCCTCTCGTTCTTTTCTTCGGTAATACCAGTTCACGCCGCAGGTAATAACGGTGCATGAGATACCGACAATGATTGCCCAGTCACTCAGGGTCAGCCCTGCAATTTTGTCGGCCAAAATCCATACCTCTGTTTTAGCTGTGTCAGCGTATGCCTTTGCGGAGACACCGCAGCCCGTCAGTGCGGTACCGGTGCCGTAGGAAAGTCTGCTGTATATGGTGCTCATTCTTGTCATAACCTCACCTCCGCTGATTACGGATGGCGCTGTGTGCATGAAGGGGTCAGGCCCATCGGGCTGATTTGACAACGAGCCGTATCGATGATGATTCCCGTGAGCCTGAAAAAAGAAAGGCCACGCAAAGCGCAGCCTTCAAACGATGTTTTCCTTTGGTTACTGAATCGCCTGATTGATGGCGTAAAAAAGCCCGCCGTGAGGCGGGCACAAAGTAGGCATTCTAGGTAGTAACGAAACGAAGGCATCCCTAATAGTCCGAGCTACCGATTTACCAGGAAGCATTCACTTTTGCCGTTACGTTCTATAAACATAGAAGGGCAACCGCAAAAGTAAACCCACTATGAAATATTCAATATGCTTAGTGACAGTGTGGTGCCGGGTGCCTCCCGGTGAGCATGCCCCAGTCGGCATGGCCCGCGCTGCATTTACAGGTTTCTGTAACTGACTGGTCGCCCCTCCGCACAGGGGGATTCACCACATCAATACCTTACGATGGGAAGATTCTATACGTCAATACCATAGGCGTATCGCTAATCCACCAGCTATGCAGCAACTCCATCAGAAATAACCAGTTATCGAGGTAATGGCATTTTCAGAGCCCCCCCGGATTACATTAGGGTGGTTTGCATAAAGGACTCGGCTGATTTAGCAACAAGCCGTATCAATGATGGTTCCCGTGAGCCTGAAATCAAAAAGGCCGCCAGTACGGCGACCTTTGATTAGGAGATATAGAGATTAGTGGACGACAATTTCCATCTTTTGCCCCAACGCTGATAGCGCTTTTTGGATCGTATCGATTTTGGTGCTGTGACCAAGAGACACGATGCGCTGCACTTCCTGTGGGCGCGTGTTAATCATGCGGGCGAGATCAGCATTGCTGGTGTTGGTGCTGACCAGACGGTTTAACAGCAATACTTTAGCTGCCACGCTGGCCGGAACCTCAACAAACGCATCACCTTCTGCTGATGGAGCGGGAATCTCCCGGCGGTCGTCAAAGTAAAAATCAAACGCCGTCACCAGGGCATCTTGCGCCATTTCTAACGCTTCCTCCCTGGTCTCTCCTCCCGTCATTGCCTCTGGGATATCCGGGAAGAATACCGCCCAGCCGGTTTCGTCATGCTCAAAAATTACCGGGTATCGCATATTGATTAAGTGAACCTCCGCGAGTACCAGCCCCGAGGGGCTGGATTTTATTTGATGCCGAGTTGCTTAAGAATTGCCTTCCTCAGCGGTTCCGGTATTTCCTTCCCCGGATGTCTCGGCATTACCGTTTGCTTGCCGTTGAGATAGATTTTCAAGTGGTTAGTACCATCTTTAAATTCTGCCCCTTGAGCTGCAAGCCAACGCCTCAACTCGCTTTGCTTCACTTCCTCCTCCTGTCTGTTTAACTTGAGACAAGTATAAACATTTTTGTTTATAACATCAAGCAAAGAATAAACATTTTTGTTTATACAACTAACAGAGGGAGCTATTGCCCAAGACCTCTACGCGACGGTGTGGCGAAGCAAATCAATTATGCGATTTACGACGATATGACAGGGGTACTGTTGCAATGCATCTCGCGACTACCCCCTGTCGTATCGCCGGAAAGCAAAAACCCCGCAAGCCAGCAGGGTTTCGATGATATAAGCTGTGTGTCGAAGTGATCACTCTTAACAGATTATGATAATTTTTGCGTACGCGTTAGGAATTTTGGTGTATCTTTCTTTTTATTTTTCCTTTTTAAGGTCGAGCTATGCTGTTAGGGGATTATGATCGTTATGTAGTTGAATGTGAGATGGAGTTAGTACGTGCCCCAAAAGATGCGCCAACGATGCCTGTTCTAGACGTACTGATAGCTGTACAAAAGCTCTTTGTCAGTAAGAAGGCCATTTATTCTATTGAGAATGGTAAATCAACCGTTCGTATCGTTGATATGTTCATAAATGAAAACGAGGGATATACAGTATTATTGCTACAATACGCCAATTCAAACGCGTCAGATCCTCATTTTGCTAACAAAAAAACCGGAGTTTCAAGAAAAGCAAATCGAGATAAAGATGAAGCACCAGCAGTAACATCACACCTCTGTATAAAACATACACCCAAGGATAAAAATCTCTTCCCTGACCTTTACAAAGTATTGGTTGAAGAGGTTCCTGGTCTTACGAAAAGCTTAATGGCTAGTGCATTAACATGGATGATTGATGAGTCAACTGATTATACGTTTATGCGCGATGACGGAAAAAAGCCAAGAGAAATAAAATGCCGCCCGATTATTGATATATCTCCTTACGCATCAAAAACCTTAAAGGAGTCTTTATCAACAGGAATTTTGACGGGAATGACGGCTGTCAGATACAAAAACAATAGACAATTAGATGATGATGGAGATATCACTATTGTTCAAGAAGCTATGACTTTATCATTTAAAAGTACGACCGGCCAAAAAGCTATAGATCTTGTCAAAAAAGCTAGCGATTTAGTAAGAGGAATGCAGTATTCGGAGTTAAAATTAACACGTAAAGATAAAAACAAGCGTACACATAGTGATGAAATTGATATTTCTTACGAGAAGTCAATTGAAGATATAGCTGATACCATCTTCTCTGAAAAAGAGAAAATAATATTAAGCGATCAAATTGAAACCTGTGAAAAAAGCATCCATACTCAGCTTGCTGGAAAAATGAAGGCTTTACTGCTAAAATAACATTTTTAATCAAAGGAGGTGGATGATTATGGGGGCTTTCAAAAAAATATTAACTCCTGTTGATTACATCCGAATAGAACACCCAGAAAAAAGAGTGTTTGACATATATATACCTCTAATAGCCTCTTTAGCAATTGCAGCATTCATATTTTCTTTAGACAAACCGGTCCCAATAATTGCAAAAGATGGTTTAATTTCCGTTATCAATGGAATATTGCAAATACTATCAGGTTTTTATATAGCTTCTATGGCTGCCGTTGCCACATTCCAGAAATCAGGCATGGACTCTATTATGGATGGAACCCCACCCACATTAAAAGGAAAGGATTTAACAAGAAGGAAATTTCTTACGTATCTATTTGGATATTTGGCATTTGCAAGCATAATCATGTACTTAATAGGTGGAGGGCTCCAGTTATTGTCCCCAACATTGAGTAGTGCCCAATGGGCAAAAATATGCTGGGTAAAAATAAGCTTCGTTGTCATTTATTTATTCATAATCGCAAATATTATATGCACAACTATACTTGGCATGTATTTTATGATAGATAAAATGCACGATGAAAAACCAAAATTAAATTCAAAGCATAAAGACCTTTGAAATTAGGAGCCTAGAATAAACATACGGCTCCTACTAAAACTTAGCTAATCATGTACAAACACCCATTAATAAACCCCATGGCCTTATGCAATTCTTTCCTGATGGTACCATCAGAGCATTTACGTTTCTTAGCGATGCTACGTAAGGAGATTCCGATAATAAAATGAGCAATAATTAACTCATACTCTTCTGGCTTATATTTCCGCAATCGCGCTACACAACCGTCAATCATGATACCTTCATCATCATCGCATTGCTGGCGTGTTTTCTTTCCATGAGGTAGCAAACCTTTAAACCCAGCAGCAATGGGTTGCCAGTCAACACCACTATTGTCAGAAGCCGCCCAAGCTCCCCAACGGTCCAATATTTCGTACATATCTCTCATTTTTAAAGCTCCTCAGGAAAGAACGCCGAGCGAGTATGCCCGGTCCAGCAATTTAATGATCAATACCGGCTGGGTGCCGTATTCACGCTCAAAAGCGGCAGGGTCATGGTGCAAAGCGCGGTGGTGCTTGCGGCATAATGGGATCGTAAAAATATCGTGGGCCTTTGTGCCTACGCCGCCCTGCCCCCAGCCAATAAGGTGGTGTGCATCATCTGCCGGCTGCCCGCAGCACATACACGGCTGTTTTTTAACCCATGAGATAAAGTCAGCTGATAACCATCGGCTCCGCTTAGGTCTCGCGAATAGTGTCGCCGGTGCAACAGGATCGACGTTCACAGGAACCAGAGGTTTGCCCGGCGTGGTTATCGCCGTTGGCTTGATTGCTTTTTCGAGACGGGGAGCAAGAATGCTGGTGGCCGGTACCGACGGAACAATCTCACTCTCCCTGTAAACCGATTTAATGCCATCGTCTTTAATACGCAGGGATCGGCGCGCCATTTCTTCTGTAATTTCATCGCCAATCCCGGCGCCTACCGCCCACCAGCATAGCTCCGCCAGTGACAATGAGCGCTGAGCGTCCAGACCAAGCGCGATGCGGGCAGTGTCGATTACCCAGTCAGCGTTGTTAACACCTACCAGTTGATCGAGGGTTTGTTCCGTTTGGTTTTTCAGCTCATTATCACAGTGCCAGCATGCGATTATTACACCCGTCGAATGGCGAAACGGGACGAGCTCATGGTGATGGTAATCGGAATGTGTCCACTGACAGTTTTTAACCTGCCTACGCAACCATGACTCGAGGGCACTAACCCCACCAGCTGCAGTGATAACTGCCTTCTTCATGAAAAAAGGTCTGATCCCCACATCATCCCGCAACGGCTGCCGGGCATCAGGAAGACGTCCACTGGGTATCTTTTTCATGCTTGCCGGCGGCATTTCAACAAGAACTCGGCCGGCACCGAATAACGGCATTAATTCACTACCCGGCTTAAGCAGCACAATTCCAAGATGGCGTGCAATATCCACGTTAAGCAAAGCTCGCATCAGTCCCTCCACATCTTCTGTATGTAGGTCCTGTCAATCCGTGGCGGCTTCTTCGATTCCGGCAACAACACGCGGATCTCCCACGATGCAAAGTCTCTGGATAAGCTCTTCTCAACCACACAGTTATTTTTACGGTATCGCTCCACCAGCTCTGTAGCCTCAGCCTCTGAAAGCTGCTCGTGTAAAAACCAACTTTTCTTCATGGCTGATCACTGAACAGTCGCAAAAACTCAATCGCTCTTTCCCGCGCTCCGGGTTCTTCAGCGATCATTTCCTGCAGCAGCTGCACGGCGAGCATAGGCTCCTTTCGCCCGACGACGGAAATTCCTCTGGAGACACGGCGAGAGAGTTTTATAAAATTTTTTCTCTCTAACGCACGCAGATGCAACAGGACAGCATTAGACGAGCTAACGCCGAGCATATCGGCCAGCTCAGATAGCGTAGGTGGGTAGCCATGCTGATTGATGTAGGCCACCAGCAGATCGAAAACTTCCTGCTGGCGAAAAGTTAGTTTTGAAGACGAAAGCAAACCGGCGCTCGATGAAGGAGCACCAGTCTGATGGGATTTTGATACTTCGGGGGTTTGCGTCATGGTTTCTCTCCGCGACGCAGCAGGTATAGGTTGTTCAGGCCTATGACGGGATTGTAACAGAACCAGGAGGAACCTGGTAACCAACTCCAGACCTAGCCTTTTCAATCATCTGTGAAAAGAGAGAGAGAGTCCCCACGATCTCATCCGGCTGCAGAGGCATAAACGAAACAGTATCGCCACGCCGGTACATCAAAGCGCGCTCACATACAGGAAAGGATGTCAGACGGGCAACGATCACCCCATCGTCGCATCTGATAATTGCATAGCCGGTGTTCGGCATTTCTTGTTTTTTACTCACAGCAAAATCCTCAAAATAAACCAGGCAAGCCACTGGACCTTAACTTAGCAGAACCAGTCATCAGCACTTTCCCAGGTGTCCTGCAGGATTTCCTCTACACGTTTTTTATCTCCGTCCATTCCACCAAGCACGGTCAACCCATCAGAGCTGGCCCGACGAATCACAAGACTGCAGTTATTAAAGTTTTGATCCAATCGCCGCAGTAGCTCCTTCTCCAGAGCAGGCACAGCGCCATCCGGCAATATTTTTTGGCGATCAATTGTGATTTCCACTTTCATAACTAGCTCCTCACGCAAGTACTGTATAAATAAACAGTATACTTGTTAGGTGAAATGTTCAAGCGTTTAATGCCACTTTTCGCTAACCCATGCTCATGTTTAGATTGATCTTTTCTCCACAAAGGACGAAATCCGCTATCACAGGGATACAGTCATTTTTGTGGTGATCAACACCTTTGATAAGAAACGTTGCTACCTTTGGCGTTCCAGATTCCGCTCTTGGCACAGAGCGGACAATCTGAATGGGATGAAGGTCTGCTTCGAGCGATCTACGGACGTAGCCTTAAATGGGGGAAGCCTTAAAATTAAGTGACACAATTTGCAGGAGCACTTATACCATCCCTGATCTGTAGAGTAGGTAAAACTGCACCAGCCCTAGTTTTTTTTATACTGCTGACCTTTACATCAATCACCATTCCATATATGCTTATCAAGCCAATAGCCTTCATATGATAGTAAAATGTTTAGGTAGTCGTTCAATTGCCTAGACCTTCAGAATTTTACTGAGCAGCGGCCAATTTAATGACGTTGCGTGCAGGGATGACCCGCTATGATAGAATCAATTAGTCTCTCCAACATCGCCACTTATCATCCTGACAAATCAGAAGTTATTAGTCTAAAAAAGATCAATTTTATTTATGGAGCAAATGGGGCGGGTAAGACCACAATCAGTCGACTTATTGAGAAACCTAGTCTTTCAATAGACTCCAGCATTACCTGGCTCAACAATACGCCAGTGCCAGCAATGGTCTATAACAATGACTTCATCACTGCCAACTTTTCAGAATCCAAAGAGTTTCAGGGAGTATTTACACTCGGCAAGGCCGAAAAAGTTCAGCTCGATCGCCTCAAAGAACTTAAAGATGAAAGAAAGCGCCATGAACAGTTGAGAGCCAAGTTAATCATCTCGCTTGATGGTGAAGATGGAAAACCCGGAAAGAATGCTGAGTTGATTTCTTTGGAAGCAAAGTTAGTTGGACGATGCTGGGAACAGAAAGTTAAGCATGATGAATATTTTAAGGGGGCATTTGCTGGTTTAAGGAATAATAAGGAAGCATTCAAAGCAAAAGTTCTTCAAGAACATCAGAATAACAAATACACCTTGGTTGATTTGGTTGATCTCAAGACTAGAGCTACGGTTTTATATGGTGACCAACCCTCGAAAATAGATCTTGTTTCGACATTGGATTTATCACGATTGATAGCATTCGAGAAAAACCCGATTCTGGTTAAAAAGGTGGTAGGTAAGGATGATGTCAGCATATCGGCGATTATTCAGCGGTTAGGTAATAGCGACTGGGTCAGACAGGGTATGAGATTTATGGAACATACGGATGAACAATGTCCGTTCTGTCAGCAGATCCTGCCCCATGACTTCGAGAAGGAACTTACTGATTACTTCGATGAGACTTTTGAAGCGGATTCTAAGGCGGTCTCTACCCTGCGTAATAACTATTTCCAAATTGCTGAGGATCTTTTGGCTCAGGCATATGTTTTGTTGGCTTTGGATTGCAAAGAACTGGACAAGGAACAACTTACCCCTAAGATTCAGGCACTGGATGCTGTTGTTCTTGTCAATAAAGGTCGGATGGATAATAAAGTTACCACTCCAAGTACTGAAGTTTTTCTTGAGGGGTTAGAGGATATTCAGGCGGATATTACTGCTATTATTAATGCGGCAAACGCGAAAATATCCGAACAAAATCGCCTAGTTGCAAGCTTCACTACTGAGCAACGTAGATTAACTGGGGAAGTGTGGAAATATATTATCGATGCTGAGTTAAAGAATACCTTGTCTGATTACACTACTGAGAAAAATAAATTACAAAAATCTATTTCGGGTATCACATTAAGCCGGGATAAGGCCACGGAAAGTATTAATGCTACTGATGTCGATATCGATAAGATTGAGGCGGAACTTACCAGCGTAAAACCTACAGTAATTGCTATAAATAAAATTTTGAAGAATTTTGGCTTTCTCAGCTTTTCTCTAGATCCTGCATGTATAGATAATTCTTATAGAATTATCCGGGCGGATGGGAAGGATGCCAAGCAAACATTGAGTGAAGGCGAGAAGACCTTCGTAACGTTCCTTTATTTCTACCATCTGCTGAGAGGAAGTATTACGACGTCCGGTATCACCACTGATCGGATCGTGATTATCGATGACCCTGTTTCTAGCCTTGATAGTGATGTATTGTTTATTGTGAGTAGCTTAATCAAGGAGCTCTTCGCCGAGGTTAGAAAGGGTGATAGCCATCTTAAACAAGTTGTGGTGCTTACCCACAATGTGCATTTCCATAAAGAAGTCACGTACGATCAACGTCGGAAGACCAATACTTCGCTTGCTGACGAGACATTTTGGATTGTCCGCAAACCTAATGAGTATTCAGTAATTGAGTTCCATTCAAGTAATCCAATCCGGAATTCTTATCAACTACTCTGGGCCGAGCTAAAAAGAACACCGGTGCCAGTCCTTACGTTGCAGAACACCATGCGTCGGATTTTGGAGAACTATTTCAAGATTTTGGGTGGTGTCGATACATACCATCTTGTCGACAAATTTGAGGGTATCGAAAAGATACAGTGCCAGTCTTTGATGAGTTGGGTAAATGATGGCTCGCATTACGCTCCGGATGAGCTTTATGTGGCCATTAGCGACAATATGGCAGCAAATTACCTGAAAATTTTCTTCAAGATATTTAAAGCAGCTAAGCATGATGCACATTACAAAATGATGATGGGCGATTCATATGTTGATCTTGATCCGGAAGATATCTCTGAGCAGCAGCCAATGACGACTGTTGGCGAAGAAGGGAACACTGTATTTGATGGAGCCGCTGTAAAAGAGCCATCAACCCCCGTACCGACCGCACTCAAGTCTGAAATTGATCAGTCTGGATTCGATCAAGTGGTGCCGTTTTGAAGCCTTCTGCTGGCGAGCACTTCCAAGACAGAATCCATTGACTAGATCAACCGTATGGATGTAATACTTTATATATCTATGATAAAATTTCTACGCTTCTGATATAACATTTTTTCTGTTGTGCTTTTTAGCACTCTGGGCGTAATCCATATTTCTCTTGTATTAATTCTGACATTATTTAAAGGAATAGCGCTGATGGTACACCAAGTGCGGAAATGCTTTCATGCGGTCGGGAATGGAACATTATTTACCGGGCAAATTTATGATAAAAACAGTGATGACATTTTTAACTGGATGTATGACTGCGGCTCAACCAGTAAAAAAACTGTACTTAGCACAATAGCTGATCTATCAAATTGGTTTGGACCACGCAATGTTATCGATATGTTAGTGATTTCCCATTTTGATAATGATCATGTTAATGGACTCGAAGCGCTGCTTCAGAAATATTATGTCAGAAGGCTTGTTCTACCTTTTACTGAATGGCCGCAGAGTATTCGCGAAATCTCGGTGATGGGACCGAAAGGAATCTCTCCGTCAGTCGCTCTGTTACAAATTGATCCTTCAAAGTGGTTAGAGCTCAATAATTTTATTGATAGAGTAGGTGAAATCCTGTTGGTGCAAGGGAATGGTGGTCCTGAAGAGACAGATAGTTCACCTGATAATCCTGATAACGATAGCCCTAAATGGAAGGAACATTCTGCGTTTGATCCTGAATCTGATACTCCAGATGAAAATACACCTCCGTTGCCTGAGGGCAACCAAGAATTTCCGTCAGATAAGGTAGCCGCCGATAATGTTTTTTTTAAACTGAAAAACCAGGCTGCGACAACGGTTATCAAAGTGGCAAAAATACACCAAAGTCAGGCGGTATATTCTGCTAATAATTCCTTCGAGTTTATGTTTTATAATGCGGAAAAACCTTTCTCAGCACTTGGTCTTGTTTATGAATCTGGTGGTGAAACGTATGCGAAAGTTTCAAAGATGCGTATGTCTGAAGTTAAAAATGACATTGAAGCGACGATCATTTCTCTCGGTTTACACCAAAAAATCACCAATTTACCAGTAAACTGGCGGCAAACGCTTAAGGATTCATATGAGACGCACTTCGGTAGTACTGGGGAAGCTAAGAATAATATTTCCTTATGCATGTATGCAGCACCACTGACAAAGTGCAGAGATTTTGGAACGTTATTTACTGGCGATATAAATCTGACAAGTGATGTGATTGAAGATATGAAAACCCATTTTGGACAACATCGCTGGTTATCACTCATTGGAGTACAGGTACCGCATCATGGGTCTCAACATTGCTGGGCTGTGGATAATGCCACACACTTTGATCTTAATAAAGTATGCTTTATCCAGTGCGCAACTCCAACAAAATATCATCCACATGATGTAGTCACCAAAGATTTAAATAAATACGGATGTACAGTATGCTCAGCGAGTCGGACGAGTCCGGCCCATGCTTATTACTGTTATTGACCTCTGATTTGCCAGAATTTATAAATAAATGTTATAATCGGGTGTTTGGGATGATAGTCAATTCACCCAAACTGACATGCTCCCCTTGATTAATAGACCATGGTATTGGCCATGTCCGCTTTTGGCACTCAGCGGACATCTCAGCTTTGCCTCATCCCGGAATATTTGAACTTAGCTTTGACATCCCGTACCAGATGCTGTTGATTCCATTTTAGGCATAATCAGCACCTCGTCGCATTGCGCAGGCAGCGGTTACGCATTTTGGCAAGCAACCAGAGTTCGTTTGCTGTTGTAGTCATCCCAAGCATCGATGTGTAAACAGTCGCAGCCCGGCGCCACAGCTTTTTGTCTTCCAGCGTCTTCGCCAGAGACAGTGCGTTTTGGACTTTTTTCACATCCTCTTCAGATAATGGTGTTGCAGTCTGCGGCAGGGCAACATCGGGAACCTCAACGCCTGCAACCACTCGATAGACATACTGGTAGCCGTTATGGGTACGATGGAGTTTTCCCGCGGCATGGAGCTGCCGCAGCAAGTTACCTGCTGTACTGGCTTGCAAGTCCAGCGCATCGCAGACATCCTGCAGGACGCATTCTGGCGTCCGGCTAACGATGGCAAGCACCATCTGTGCTTTGGTTACTTTGGCTTTTGATTGTTTGGTCATGGTCAAAACTCGTTTACTTGGTTAAACCTGCCGCCTTGCGGCGTTTGTACTCTTCCATCAGAATCTGCGCTGGTGTCGGTCCTGCTGCATGCCTCGGTGCTGCCAACTGCCGACGAATCGGGGGAATCGAAAACCCGTTATCCAGGTGTTTGCTCCATTTCGTGAGTAAGTTTTCTGCCAGTTTTTTCAGCTCCCCCTCAGTCAGGTTCCTCTCAACTCCGGTTCTGCGCATCTCAATGCAAATGTGATACAGAACATCCTGTTTCCATGGGTATTTGTCGCTGCCCGAGTATCGGTAAGACTCATTCCTCCAGCGCTTGTATTCCGCCATTACAGCTTCAGATGTCAGATTGAACGGGTTAGCACCGCTGGAAGACACCAGCGCAACGAACTCAGCAAGATCCGGCGGCCATGTGCTGCCCGCGGCGCAGCGCTCCATGCACTGACTGCAGACCAGGGTAATCTGGGCTTCACTCATCGATCCAATCTGGGCAATCCACATATCCGAGGGCGCCGCCCCGTTCTTCTGGGTCCACCGGTTCGAAAATATTTCCCCCATGACCGTCCATAGCCGCCATGCCGTATCCGCCGCCAGCAAGTCCGTTTTGCTTTTCCCAGCGTTCTCTGGCTGCCTGAATTTCCTGAACTGCCCGGGATGCGGTGTTAACTGGTTGAATTCCTGCATGGCCCTTACCTCCGGTTGCTGGTTGTGGTTTAGATTTGGCTCTGGCACTTATCACGCTGCGGGCAAATTTCTGCTCCCACTGAATCTGAGTGAACACTTTCCCCTCGGATTTCCAGTACGCGGTGAACTCTGCCAGCTCTGTCGGCAGGTATGCCGGTTCGGGAAGCGCTATACCCCACGTAGCAGCCAGTCGCGGCCAGTCCTGTGACGGCAGCCAAAGGTCGTGCATGGCGAATTTCCCGATCGGAATATCCACTCCAGGCAGATACTGAGGTTGCTGGAGAAAATTTCTCTCCTGCGCATAGAGAGTGGGGTTTGATCCTTTTCCCTTCCCTTCCCTTCCTTTTCCGTCAGTGAGTCCTCCATGAGGATTCACTGAGTCCTCACTGAGCCCTCCTTGATTAGGAGCTCTCTTTTCTTCCTTTCCTGCCTTAGACTCAGTAAATTCTGGCGGAAGAGGTATTTTTGAGGCCGAAGGCCTGTTTATTTTTTGATGCTTAAGGAAACCTTTAATCTGCAAATAGCAGACATCATTCACTGAATACTCAGTGAGTAATCCATGAGTAATCAGTTCCTGTATTAGTGGTTCGCAATCGAGCGCGTCCGCAGGGAAGATTTGCATCTTCAACCGTTTTGGCGAACGCTCAAGGCATCCCATATCGTTGGCGAAGTTGAACAACCCGATAAACAGGAGACGCGCTGGAATTGAACATTCCACCACCTTCTCATCTGTCCAGAATTCAGGTTTAACTGTTCTGATGCGGGCCATCTGAAACCTCTTATTAACCAGCTGGTGCTGGTGGTCATTGTCAAAACTCGATTAGAAAAACTGCGGCGCTACGGCGCTGATGCTCGCCAGTAGTGGTCCCGCCGCATCTGCAGGGAGCATGTTAAAAAGTGCAATTGCAGCTTCCCGTATTTCACGCTCTAGTTTCTGCAGAGGTGCGCCAAGTAACTTGGCCTGGTGCGCTTCGCTGCATTCTTTGATTGCATTGGCCACCAGCTCAGTTTCAGTTAAGCCATGTTTTAGGCCATGTTTGCGCGCGATCTCTATCGGCATTGCATCAGCGATCGCCGCCGAAAGCTGGATGACATAACTGGTGTACTTCTCTGAACCGCCCTCGTTTTTCAGGTAGCGATACAGATTTTGTTTATTGACGCTGATACCGCGCCCGTTTTGTTTCTCCCACTGTTCGGCCACCAGCTGCGCGACGTGGTCTTGCGCACGCCCAGGTAATGAGGACTCCCATTCCTGAACGGCGGCCAAAATGGCTCGGCATTTCTTGCCGTCACGCCGACGGGGCAAATACTGATTTTCCGTTTTCAGTTGCATACTCATCACCGGAGTATGATTTTCAAAAGAGGTGGTTTGCATGGTCACTCCTTAGGTATTCCATCCGTCGGATTCGGATATAGATCAGGACGTAATTCATGAGGCGTAACGCCCGTTGCATTAAAAACCTGTAAAACTCGCGATGAAGGCACAATACCTTTTGTTTTCCACTGACTTACTGCCATGCCGCTTACTCCAAGCGTTGATGCTAATTTATTGGCTGAGCCAGCTACTCGAATTGCGTTATCAAGGGCTGTCATATCTATCTCCTCGTTAAGTTAGGCATAATAAAGCATAGGTTTATATTCAATGCAAATTTTTAATTTATTGTGACTATAAACTAAACCTTTACAATGGGCTTATGAAAAACACTGAAGAACTCAACAACCAACTGATTGCTCGTTTGGAAGAAATTACTCAAAGAGGGATCAGCAAGGCGGATATGGCTCGCATTGCTGGAGTTACACCTCAAGCGGTGAATGGGTGGTTTAAGAAAGGAGTAATCAGTAAAAAGTCCGCAATTGCCCTCGCGGAAGCTGCCAATGTGTCTGTAACTTGGTTGCTTGGAGAGAAAGTATCTGAAGATTCAGGCCTCAAGCCAAATGAGAGCAAAATGTTACGTCTGTTTAGGCAGTTACCTGAGGCTGAACAAGAGAGAATGATCGATACGTTTGAAGTCCGCCTAAAAGAAATCGATGATTATGTTGAGAAATATCTCCGTGGTCGATTTAAGGCTAGCGACACTAACTAACATCTCTGATCTCACCCCATGAAACCGGCAAATGCCGGTTTTTTTTTGCCTGCCGCGCAGCCTCAATCACTCCAACAGCTCCCCTGTCTCGATTAAAGCAAAAGTTTGCATCCGTATAAATCCAGTGTTGACATAAAACATAAACCAATGCTTTAATCATTCCATCGCAGCAAGTCATCGAGGCAGGAAGCCCACGTAGTAGCTGCCGGCGGCATACGAAACACCGGATGAGATGACAGCAATATCAATCGCAGCAGGTTCAACGTTCGGCTGCCCGGCCTTAAGGGAAGGAAATGAGTATGGATAAAGCATATGAAGACTATTTTGAAAGCCTCTCTGAAGGTGAGGAGGCGCTGAGTTTCAGCGAGTTTACCGCGGCGCTTTCAGGTAAGCCGGCAGACTGCGCTTCTTCTGAAATGTAATGGAAATCCTGCGCGCTTCGTGGTGGTGAATTGCAGGGTGAAAAAGCTCAATCGTGAAGATCAGCGTCACGACACCACCGACGAAGCGCGTCGAAGTAGTGAAAATAAAAAATCAGGGTTTGCAATGCGGTGAATGCGGCTATGCGCACGCGACACAGTTAAAAAAGTAAACATGGCGGTTATTCACACGTTGTGGGGAAAAAGTTGTCGGCGGTAGTTGTTAACTGGCTGCCGTCACCGGGAGGCACCCGGCGCCGCATTGCAAAACCACATCCTAATACTGAGTTAACTGGAGATAACTATGAAGGATTTTGCCCGAGTACCTACCGGTAACCAGGCGACCCGCCTGAACTGGTTCGAGGTGAGACTACGCCAGCTGTGTTACTTGCTGGCGCAGAAAGGAAACCCTGAGGCTGAGGCATGAATACCCTGTTTGCCCTTGTCATCAGCGTTTGTGCTCTCACTGGTGAATGCTCTGATGTTCTGATCGGTGTTTATCCATCAGAGGCCAGTTGCAACAGCAACGCCGATGAACAAAAAGTACATGGCCAGTGCCTCCCCTACCGAAATACACAAAACATGGCTGACGACCAACAGCCTGCAGTGAGTTTTTGAATCGAGTTTTGACCAATGGCCGTTACGGCCGGAGAAGTGATTATGGAATTTGGAATGAAACGCGTTCTGGCATCTGTCCAGGCCGCCGCCACTTTGAATAAGCTCTATGACGGCTCGCCCGTTTCACTGACGGCCATCAGTAAAGAGTCAAAGCTGTCTACTTCATACCTTGAGCAGATCTTCAAAAAGCTGCGGGCGGGTAACCTGGTTATTTCACAGCGTGGCCCAGGTGGTGGTTATAGCCCCCGCGGCGATGACATCACCGTTACAGAAGTGATCACTGCGGTATCTAAACTGCCAGCCCATAAAACTTTTGAGCCTATCCTGCGAGCGCTTGACGACGTTCGCGTATCACAGCTGCTACGGGGCGATTCGCCAGCCCCATAAAGCACAAAACCCGCGCAAGGCGGGTTAAGTACCCGGTCAGCCGACCAAAGCTTTCCGGAATCGAGTTTTGACCAATGACCACCACCAGGGCGGCTGCCATCAGCTGCCGGGTATCTTACAATCCAAAGGAGCCCAAACGCAATGAACAACTACCCGTATCTCATTAAAGCGAAGGCAAAAGCAAACGAAGCGAAAAGTCTCTTCTGCTGGTTCTCTGCTAAATCCGATTCTCGCGCCGAGCGCAAAATCCTGGACATCCTGGAAGACGCTGAAATTAACGTTGGCCGCGGCGCCAGCCATCAGCTGCCGATCCGCACCAACTGGCTCATCGTTGATGACTTACCGGAAGAAGGTGTACTGGATGACACCTGGTGCGATCGTTACGAGCTTGGTGGTGAAGACGGGCTGACATGGCAAAAAATCGTTGCGCCGGCGGCTGCTGAACCACAGCCCTCCAGTAAACCAGAAAACGATATCTCTCCTGCAAATAGCGATGAAGAGGACTATTCGAACAATGAAGAAGCACTCTTCAACCTGGCAGAAATGTCATTCCGCACGCAGCTGCTTGCCCAGTATATGGCCGACGAGCGTCACGTGTATCACATTAGCATTCCTCATCGAAACCGCCTTTCAGCGATGGAAATGGATACGGATAATCACGGTGTGCAGAATCTGCTGCTGACGGCAGAAAATATTCCGGAGCTTAAAAAATATGATATGCCTGGCCTGTGGAAATTTACCAGTGCATTTAAGAGCGTATTTCCTGTGGGGAAACGCCATGAGCTCGGCAAGCAAATTCAGTTCGCCAAATTGTGGCTTGAAACGTCACACATTGACCGCGGGATCCTTACAAAGGAATGGGCTGCTGGAAACTATATCACCTCAATAAACAAAACCGATACCGGCGCCAATGCTGGTGGCGGTAACAAAACTGACCGCAATCCGGATTATCAGCATTCGCTGGATACTCTGGATATAGAGATCGCCCTTGCGACGATGCCTATGGATTTTGATATCTATAATTTTCCGGCATCACTCCACCGCCGCGCGAAGGAAATAGTACAGAAAAATGAAAGTCCATTTAAAGAATGGTCTGCAGCATTACGGAGCACACCAGGCATCCTTGATTATTCCCGTGCAGCGATTTTTGCACTGATCAGGGAAGCATCCAGTGGAATAACTCCTTTTCCAGATCGGTTGCGAGGCTACATTAACGCGAATCTGACTGAACATAAGCATGATACCCCGAGCGCTGAAACGCTTGCTAAGGCGGGACATATTCCATCAGCTGCAGTCACTCTGGATGCAATAAACCAAGCAATCGCCGGAGAGGATAACAGCGCAAAACTGGAAACACTCTCCTCCGACTTTAAAGCAGTTGGTACCGAACTGGTAAAAGAGGCTCAAAAGCAACGTCCAGACGCTAATCAGGTTCTGGCCGCCGAGCGCGGCGAATATGTTGAAGGGATTAGCGACCCTACGGATCCGAAGTGGATAACCGAAGACCTTACCAAGACCAGGAAGCCTGAAGTTTCAAAAATTGGGGACGGAGTATTTTCCATTGAAGGTCTTGTTGACGTTACGGGCAAGGTTAACCAAGAAGAAAAAACAGATGAAGTTGTTCATCAAACGGATACTGTAGATATTGAACCCGGTCATCATAATAAGGAGGAAGATCAGCCAATTGATTATGTTCACGTTATGGTCGATCTGGAAACCATGGGTAAAAAACATAACGCCCCTATCGTCGCTATTGGTGCGGTTGTTTTTGACCCGGCAACCGGCTCTATTGGAGAAAGTTTCTATAAAGTCGTATGCCTTGAATCCTCTGTGAACTGGGGCGCCGTAATCGATCCATCTACTGTTATCTGGTGGCTGAAGCAGTCCTCCGAAGCACGCTCTGCGATCGTAAATGATGATGCTATCCCGTTGCTGGATGCATTACTCCAGTTCAGAGAATTTGTTTCTGATAATGTCGCTGGTGGGAGCAAGAAGGCGCAGGTATGGGGTAACGGTGCGTCATTCGACAACTCTATTCTGCGTTCTTCTTACGATTGCATTGCTGAAGATTATCCGTGGGAATACTGGAACGATCGGGACGTACGAACAATGGTAGAGCTCGGCCAGGCCATTAGCTTCGACCCCAAAACAACGATCCCGTTTGAAGGGTCTCGTCACAATGCCCTCGCTGATGCTATTCATCAGGCCCGCTATGTATCAGCGATCTGGCAGCGAATAATTGCCGGCAATCAGGTACTGCAAAAATTGATGCAAAACTGATTTTTTATTTTCAGATACTGGCCCAGCAATGGGCCATAATGAGGTAAAACATATGCTCCAGATGTTAACCCTTGAAGAGTGGGCAAACGAGAAATACAGAAGCAATCCTCCAAGTGTTTCCACTCTCAGGAATTATGCTAAACAGAATATGTTTTCTCCCCCAGCCAAAAAAGAAGGTCGATTCTGGCGCGTCAGGGAGGATGCTGAGTTGGTCGGTACATTGACCACTCCTGTAGTAAAGAAAAGCGACCCTGTTCTTTTGCAGAGGATTTTGAACGATGGCTGCCAGACCACGTAAAAATAATATATCTATTCCAAATTTATACCCGCTCTTCAGTAGAAAGGTTAATAAAGTATACTGGCGTTATAAGCACCCGATAACTGGTAAGTTTCATAGTCTAGGCACAGACGAAGCAGAGGCAACGGCAATAGCTATTGAAGCAAATAAAAGACTGGCGGAACAACAAACCCGCCAGATAATGGCAATCACTGACAGAATTTCCACCAGCTCAGGAAAATCAATATCAACTAACACCTGGCTTGAACGTTACTGGAAGATTCAGCAGGAAAGATTAAAGTCCGGAGATATTAAAGAAAACACTATCAAACAAAAAGCAAAACCAGTATCTCTACTTAAGGAGCGGGTAGGAATGAAATTAATATCCACTGTCAATGTTCGAGATGTTGCGCAAATTCTTGATGAATATTTAGCGGAGGGACAATCCAGAATGGCTCAGGTCATTCGCTCTGTCCTAATAGATGTTTTTAAAGAAGCTCAACATGCGGGAGAAGTACCTCCTGGTTATAACCCTGCACTAGCAACTAAACAACCTCGTAGAAAAGTCACTCGCCAGCGCCTAACTCTTGAGGAATGGCAAAAGATTTTTGATATAGCCGATGAAAATCACAAATACATGGGGAACGCCATGCTTTTAGCCATAGTAACAGGACAGCGACTAGGTGACATATCCCGTATGAAATTCTCGGACATCTGGGACGATCATCTACATGTTGAGCAAGAGAAAACCGGAAGCAAAATCGCAATACCATTAGCTCTGCGTTGCAACGCCATCAACTGGAGCCTCAGAGATGTAATCAGTCGTTGCCGGGATTATGCGGTCAGTCCATTTTTGGTGCACTTTTTCAGGACAACATCTCAGGCAGAACGTGGTGCTCAGGTTAAAGCCAGAACGTTGACGATGAATTTTAGTAAGGCAAGAGATTGTGCAAATATCGAATGGGGAGAAGGTACACCCGCAACATTCCATGAACAAAGATCACTTTCCGAAAGACTTTATAAAGCTCAGGGTATAAATACAAAAGATTTACTTGGGCATAAAACTCAACAGCAAACCGATCTCTATCATGATGATCGTGGAAAAAAT